CGGTGACGGTCTATGACGGCCGCACCCGAACCGAAACCCTGAACTACACGGGCGGCGCGCTGTCGGGCCTGACCGCCGTGGAGGAAATCACCCCATGACTGACATTGCAAACCTGTCGGAAACCATGCGCCAGGGCGAGGCCACGCGCGCCGCCCTGGGCGTGCAGCTGCGCGCCCGGCCACTGTGGAGCGGCGCGGGCCGGTTGTCCGGTGTGCCCGCTCGCTACGTGTCGCCCTATCGGCTTCGCGGTGTGAACTCGCCCGAACTGCTGTACGAAAACATCGTGCACAACGGGGCGGTTTACGTGGCCGAGACCAGCAACACCACCAACGTGTACACATCCGCAGACCTCAGGGCGTGGACTGCGCGGCCTGTAGATGCATCTTCGGGACCGGTTCCTGGCAGGCTCACAGCGGCCGGTTCGCTCCTGATGACGATGACGGCGTACATGGGCTACCACAGCCTGCATACATCCATCAACAACGGGGGCGCGTGGGTCTATCAGATCGGTGTCGGTGCTCAAGACTTGACGTGTTCAGCCGGTGGTATCGGCTATGTCCTGAGCGGCTACGGATACAGCACGTTCCGAACTCACACGCCAGCGAACGTTGCTGGGACTGCGCGCGACTTTGGTGTGGCGCAAATGTGGCGCAAGGTGCTGCACAACGGTGCCCGCTGGCTGGTGGTCAACGATGCCTGGAACGCTGCGCTGTGGAGTGCCAACGGTCTGGATGGCTGGACCAACTCCGCAGGACTGGCCGCCGCTGTCGCAAACCTGCCAAGCGGGCCAGCTTCAACACGCACTGGCTACACCCTGGGCGGCCGGTTCATCGTGGTGACCATGGCAGAGGGCACGCTGTCGGCCATCTATTCCGACAATGCCAACGCCTGGACGGTGGGCACCGTGGGCGCCATGGAGCCCACCGGCCTGCGCGTCACTGCAGTGGGCGCGACCGCTGCCGAAATGGGCGGGGTGCTCTACATCCCCGTGAAACTGACGGATGGCACCACGTCTTGGAATGCGCTGGTGGCTACGGATGGGACCAAGTTCAAGTGGTTGCCCGCTTTCTGGCGCGGCAACGAGGCTCTGCCGACCATCCGCACCCGTGTAGGCGGTGGCGGCCTCATCTTCAACGGCGCCAGCACTTCGGGCACTTCACCCGGCGCGCGCTTTGAAAGCAACCCCGATGCACAGGAGGTGTACTTTGCCGTTTGAATTCGACTTGCACGGCTGGTTTGCGGGTGGCACTGCCGCCGATGGCCTGCGCACTGTGCCTATGGCGCCGCCATCGCAATCCACCACCACCACCGAGGGCCAACCGCGCGCCAACTGGAGCGGCACAGCCTGGGTGATGCGGCCCTACGTGGCGCCGCCACCAGAGCCCGAGCCGCAGCCAGAGACAGCACCGCGCATCGTGTCGGTGTTGTGGTTCCGGCGCCGGTTCACGCCTGCCGAGAAAGCCGCCATCGAGTGGGCCTCCGTGGACAGACCAGACCAGCCCGAGGCCCAGCGCATGCAAGCCGCCGCGCTGCGCGCCACGCTGGCCGACCAAGCCGCCGCCAAGTTCATCCACCTGGAAGACCCCGCCACCGAGGCGGGTGTGCAGGGCCTGGAAGCGCTGGGAATCATCGCGCCAGGCCGCGCCCTGGAAATCGTCACCGCCCCCATTCAACCGGAAGAATTGCCATGAACCTGCTGTTGTGCCTGTCCATCGTGGCCGCTGTCGTCGTCATCTGGTGCACCTTGCCCGCGCCCGGCCATGCGCCCGGCGGGCGTTTGTACGTGTGCAAGCGCGCCCCACAGGCACCACCAGTGGCTTTGCGCGCGCGAGTGGGTGACCATCAGCAGATCGCCCATCAGCCCACCAAGAAAGCTCCACCATGTCCCTCGCTGGCTACCACCACGGCGTGCGCGTTTCGGAAGTAAACACCGGAACGACCACCCTGCGCATTGTCTCGACGGCCGTTATCGGCCTCATTGCCACAGGCCCAACGGCCGACGCTGCCGCGTTCCCGTTGAACACCCCTGTGCTGTTCACCAACATCGCCAAGGCGTTGGACAAAGCGGGCGTGGATGGCACCCTGCCCGTAGCCCTGCGAGCCATCGCAGAGCAGGCCCGGCCCGTGGTGGTTGTGGTACGGGTAGGGGTGGGCGTTGCCAGCGGCGAAGGTGAAGACGCTGTGACGGCCGAAGCCGCGCAGACCAGCCTGGTGATCGGCACCAACACCGGCGGCAACCGCACGGGCATTCAGGCCCTTTTGACCGCCCAGCAGAAACTGGGCGTGAAGCCCCGCATTCTGGGTGCGCCTGGCCTGGACACCAAGCCTGTAGCCGACGCCCTCACCAGTGCAGCAGAGCAGCTGCGCGCTATGGCCTACGTGTCGGCACACGGCGCGGAGGATGTGAGCCAGGCCCTGGCCTACGCCGAAGGGTTCGGCAAGCGCGAAACCATGGTGATCTGGCCGGACTTCAAGGCCTGGGACACCGAGGCAAACGCAGCAGTGCCAGTGCCTGCAGTGGCCTACGCGATGGGCCTGCGCGCCAAGATCGACCGGGAGCAAGGCTGGCACAAGAGCCTGTCGAACGTGCCCCTGAACGGCCCGGTGGGTATCACCAAAGACGTGTACTTTGACCTGCAGAACCCGGCCAGCGACACCACGCTGCTGAACGAAGGCAACGTGACCACGCTTATCAACTATCAGGGCTACCGCCTGTGGGGGAGCCGCACCTGCTCCACCGAAGAACTGTTCCGGTTCGAGACTGCCACCCGCACCGCGCACGTGCTGGCCGATACGGTGGCAGAAGGGCATTTCGAGTTCATCGACAAGCCGCTGCACCCCAGCCTGGTGAAAGACATCATCGAGGGAATCAACGCGCGGTTCCGTTCGCTCAAGGCACAGGGCTACATCCTCGACGGCAAGGCCTGGTTCGACACCGAGGTGAACACCACCGAGACCCTCAAGAGCGGCAAGCTGGTGATTGACTACGACTACACGCCAGTGCCGCCCCTTGAAGATCTGGGATTTCAGCAGCGCATCACGGACAAGTATTACGCCGACTTCGCGCTGCGCGTGGCAACCGGCCAATAACCACCCAACTTTAGGAGCACACCGCCATGGGACTGCCACGCAAACTTACCCACTTCGCCACCTTTGTGGATGGCACCAACTACATGGGCGAAATGCCCGAAGTGACCCTGCCCACCCTCACCCGCAAGATGGAGGAATACCGGGGCGGCGGCATGAACGGCCCCATCGATCTGGACATGGGCCAGGAAAAGATGGAGGCCGAGCTGAAAGGCGCAGGCTGGATCAAGGGCCTGATGAGCAAGTGGGGCGCAGGCAAGCACGACGCGCTGATGCTGCGGTTTGCTGGCGCAGTGCAGACCGAAGAGGACGAAGCGCCCACCGTCGTGGAAGTCGTCATGCGCGGGCGCCTGTCCGAAATGGATCCCGGCAGCGCCAAGGCTGGCGAGCTGATCGAGCAGACCTACAAGTACGCGCTGACCTACTACAAGCTGACAGTGGACGGGGAGCAGATTCTGGAAATCGACCTGGTGAACCTGGTCGAAATCGTTCACGGCGAAGACCGCCTGAGCGCCGTTCGCGCGGCGTTGGGCGTGTAACGCAAGAGTTTTCAGGGGGGCCTTTGCAAAAAGGCCATTTGCCGCTGCCCTGTAGCCAACGCGGGGCAGCGGCCTTTTTTTTGATCGCACGAAATGAAAAACAACACCGACACCACCAACGCAACCGCAACACCGGCCGCACCCGCCGCACCTGCACACGGGGCCGCCACCGTCACGCTGGAATGCCCCATCACGCGCGGCGCCACCACCATCACCCAGCTGCACCTGCGCAAGCCCAAGGCGGGGGCGCTGCGTGGCATCAATCTGGCCGAGCTGCTCATGCTGCGGGCCGAATCGGTGATGGTGTTGCTGCCCCGCATTACAGAACCGCCGCTGCTCAAACACGAGGTGGAAAACATGGAACCCGTGGATCTGATCGCCTGCGCCACAGAGGTGGTCAATTTTTTGGCCCCGCAGGCGACGCTGGAGAAAGCCCAGGAGGCACAGAGGGAGGCGGCGTACCTCACCGAGTAGAAGAAGCCATGGCCGACATTGCGGCCGTGTTCCATTGGCGCCCGGCTGACATGGATCCCATGGAGTTGGGCGAGCTGATGCACTGGCGTGCACTGGCTGTTGACCGATTCCAGCAGATGAACACCACCAAGAGCTGAGCACCATGGACAAACTCAAATTGCAGGTGCTGCTGGACATGGCAGACCGCGTTTCAGCACCCCTCAAACGGATTGGATCCGGCGCTCGTACCCTGGGCCGGGATCTGGACGAGGCACAGAAGGCCCTGCGGGGCCTGGAGCGCCAGCAGGCCACCGTCGCCAAATATCGGGGCATGCAAGAGGGCTTGCGCGATACCAAGGCCCGCCTTGATGCGGCGCGCACGTCGCAGCAGGCCCTGGTGGCTGAACTCAAGAAGGGCGGCGACGCGGCCAAAGCCGTGGGGCCGCAGTACCGCGCAGCCAACGACGCGGTGAACAAGCTCACGCAGGCCTATGGGCGCCAGCTCGACCAAACCCGGCGCATGCGGCAAGGCTTGGCAGGGATGGGCATTACCAATGCAGCCGATGCAGAGAAGCGCTTGGCCGACGCGGTAGACCGCACCACCAAGGCCATGGAGCGGAAGCGAGCGGCGCAGGCCCGAATGGAGCGGATCGAGGCGTCCGCAAAGAAGGGGGCGGCCATCGGTGCGGGCATGGCGGCTGGGGGCGCTGCCGGGATGTATGCGGGCCGCCGCACGATGCAGGTAGGCGCGTCCCCAATGGGTGCGTTCATTCAGCATGAAGACGCGATGCTGGGCATTGCACGCCAGGTGCCAGGGGCACGCGACGAGCAGGGCAAACTGACCGCGGTGTATGCAGCTACCGAGGAACAGGTGCGCGCTTTGTCGCATCGGATCCCGGTGGCTACCACCGCCATAGCCGAAATGTTCACCGCAGCCGCCCGCATGGAGGTGCCCACCGACAAGCTGAGCGATTTTGTGCTGATGGCATCGGAGATGGCGACCGCCTTTGATGCCGTGCCCGACGAGATCACCGACACCATGGGCAAGGTGGCTGGAAACTTCAAGATCCCGCTAACCGAGATTCGGGGACTCGCGGATTCGATCAACTATCTGGATGACAACGCCAAGAGCAAGGGCGCTGACATCATCGATTTTCTGAACCGCACCAGCGGCGTTGTTTCCACCGTTGCCATGAGCGCACAGGACGCCGCGGCGCTGGGCTCTACGCTGCTGTCCCTGGGCGAACGTGCAGAAACAGCAAGCACTGCCACCAACTCCATCATGCAAAGGTTCGCAGCGGCGACCAAGGGGACCAAGAAATTTCAGTCGGCAATGGCTGAGCTTGGCCTGTCATCCGAGGCAGTACAGACCGGCATGTCAAAGGACGCTACCGGCACGTTAACCACCGTGCTGGACGCCATTGGCAAGCTGCCAGCATCGCAGCGCATTGGGGTGATGGTGGAGCTTGTCGGCATGGAGCACAGCGACACGCTGGCCAAGCTGGTGGACAAGCCCGAAGAGCTGCGGCGGCAATTGGCGCTGGCAAATGGCAACGACGCCAAGGGCAGCATGGCCCGTGAGGCCGCTGCGCGCAACTCAACTACAAGTGCGCAGCTCATCATGCAGCAGAACCGCACTTTCAACGCCTTGGCAGTCGCTGGCAAAACCTTGAAAGCGCCGCTGCTGGAACTGCTCCAAGTCGTGAACCCATTGCTTGAACGCTTCACGGCGTGGATGCAAGCCAACCCTGCATTGGTGGGCGGCATTCTGAAAGCCACCATCGTTCTGGGCGCCCTGATGACGGTGGCGGGCGCCATCCTCATTCCCCTTGGCCTTCTGTTGGCCAAGGCTGCGTTACTGCGTTTTGTGGTCGCGCGTCTTGGAATGTCGTTTGGCCTTTTCTCAACAGCTTCACGCGCCGCCAGCGCTGGCATGGGCCTGCTATCACGTGCTGGCACGCTTCTGGCCGCTGGCTGGCGCATGGCCCTGCCCTACGTGTTTGCGCTGGGCAGGGGCCTGATGGTGATGGGCCGGTTTTTGATGGCTACGCCGCTGGGCGCTGCGCTCACTCTGCTGACCATTGCAGCCACCATGTGGTACACGCGCTGGAATGAAATCAAGGGCGGCGCCATCGCCCTGTGGACAGATCTGGTAGCGCTGAAAGACCGCTTCTTTCAGGCCGGTGCGGACCTGATCGGCGGCCTGGCCAACGGTGTCACATCACGCCTGGCAGCCCTGCGCGATACGGTGGTTGGTGTGGCCAGCAGCGTGGCTGGCTGGTTCAAGGAAAAGCTGGGCATCAACAGCCCTAGCCGCGTGTTCATGGAATACGGGGGGTGGATATCCGAAGGTGCCGCCCTTGGAATGCAGAAGGGCCAGCACCTGGCGGCAGCTGCAGCAGTGGGCCTGGCGGCCACCACAGCGGCCCCGATGGCAATGGCCGGGGGGTCGGCCTTGGCAAGGCCTGCTGGGGTCGCCATGGCCGCCCCAGCCGCTGGCAGCACTTACCAGATCACGATCAACGCCGCCCCAGGGATGGACGGGCAGGCCATCGCCCAAGCCGTGCGCGCGGAAATCGAGCGCATGGAGGCAGCCAAGCGCCGCAGGGTCAACAGCCAGATGAGCGACATGGAGTAACCGCAAATGAGCAGCATGATGGCCTTGGGCCAGTTTGTTTTCGGATTGGATACCCTGACCTACCAAGAGCTGCAGCGCAGCACAGAGTGGCGACATCCGACAAACAGCCGAGTGGGGGCGCGGCCCGCGCGGCAGTTCACTGGCGTGGGTGAAGACACCATCACACTCACCGGCTTGCAGGTGCCTGAATTTCGCGGGAACCGGCGCAGCCTGGACGATCTGCGCGCCATGGCCGATGCAGGCAAGGCGTATGCACTGGTGGGCGGCACCGGGGTTGTGTTCGGGGCCTTTGTTATTCCGAGAGTGCAGGAAACCGGGAGTGTGTTCATTGCCGAGGGCATCGCCCGACGGGTGGACTTCACCCTAGAGCTGGCCCGGGTGGATGACTACTTGGCCGACCCCTCGGGTGGTGCTGGATCTGGAGGGAATCCAGAAGCCGATGACGATGATTTTTGGGATTGGTGGATGCTGTGACTGCTGCACAAAAACCGGATTACCACCTGGTGGTGAACGGCCAGGACATTACCCCCCGGCTTTCGAGCCGCCTCATAGATCTACGCCTGCGGGAGAGCCGGGGCGACGAAGCCGACCAGCTCGACATCACACTGGACGATTCAGACGGGCGCATGGCAATCCCCCCCAAGGGAGCCACCATTGCCCTGGGCTTGGGCTGGGCAAGCACCGGGCTGGTGGACAAGGGCACATTCATGGTGGACGAAACGGAGCACACCGGCGCGCCCGACCAGATCCGCATCACCGCCCGCAGTGCAGATATGTCCAAAACGCTACGCACGCGCGCCAGCGGCAGCTGGCACGACACCACAGTGGGCCAGGTGGTGCGCGACATCGCCGCGCGCAACAACCTGCCCGCCCGCATTGACCCGCAACTGGCCGCCCGCAAGGTGCAGCACATTGACCAAACCAACGAAAGTGATCTGCACTTTTGCACCCGCCTGGCGCGCCAGCATGACGCGGTGTGCACCGTCAAAAAGGGGCAGCTGGTTTTCCTGCGCACCAATTCACGGACCAACGCAAGCGGGCAGACTTTGGAGGCCTTGCTTATCACCCGGTCAAGCGGCGATCAGCACCGCTACCACACCGCAGAGCGCACCACCTACACGGGTGTGCGCGCCTATTGGCACGACGCGGGCAGTGCAAAGCGCAAGGGCGTGCTGGCCGGTACCGATGTAGATGTGAAGGTGCTGAAAGACACGTATGCCAGCGAAGAAGACGCCCTGACGGCTGCGCGCGCAGAGATGCAGCGCGTGGACCGTGGCGCGGCCACCCTGAGCCTCACGCTGGCACTGGGCCGCCCCGCGCTGATGCCGCAAACGCCTGTTTCAGTGCAGGGCTTCAAGCCTGAGATCGACGGCAGCGACTGGCTTGTGAAGACCGTAGAGCATGCGCTGGGGGATAGCGGCTTTACCACGTCGCTGGAGCTGGAGCTGCAGGGCAGCGGGGATGCAGAGGCTGGGGCAGATGAGGATGGCGGAGCGGATGGGGAGTGATGGCAAAGGCTCCCTCAGTTTGAGGGAGCCTTCCTAGCCCAGGGCACTTGCAATTTGCAAGCCCCTTCGTGCCATGGCTAAGGTGTCCCCAGCTCGGGGACGCCTTGCTTCAAGGCACCCGCAATTTGCGGGTGCCTTTTCAACCAAGGGCATATGCAGTTTGCCTAGCCCTTTCGCCAGAAAGGCACTTCCAATCTGGAAGTACCTTGGCCCAAGGCACTCGCAATCTGCGAGCCCCTTATTGGCCGAAGGTACCCCCAATCTGGGGGACCCCTGCCAGAGCAAGGTACCTGCAACTTGCAGGTGCCTTAGATACCTGCACCCCTGATATCAGGGGTGCAGGTGGTCAGTTTGGTGGCGGCAAACTGTTCAGGTACGCCATATCACTGTCGATTTGGGCCTGCGCCTGCTCAACACTAATGGCGCTCACGTGCACCAGTTGGCCGCGGGCAAACTGCTCAATGTGGTTCAAGTCAAGGCTCAGTTCACTGGAGTGTTCAGTACCGTCGCCCTCAGACCGAATCTTGATGGGGAAAGCAGGCCAGCCGGACACCTCAAACCGATCAGGCACTCCGGTATCGAACGGCCCTAACTGCCAGGCCACTGAGACAGGTGTTTTACAGCGGTACACCAGCAGCGTCTGATTGGTAGGCCCCGTTGGTCGCGGGGTCAGTGTGACCGGGTGGAACACCCATGCACGGCTCTCAGTGGGACTGAAAGTGGCGATCTTGGCCAGTTCTACGTCAGTCAGCGCAATGGGCTTGCCGCGCTTGACCTCTCGGATGTATTCGAGCACCAACACCAACCCCTGCATGTGGATACGGCAGCTCCGACTGTCCGGATAGATGCCCCGGTTTTGCAACAGCATGAGGGTGTGCGTTTCCTCATCTGTCATGGGTGCAGCCTGAATCGCAACAGGCTCTAGGCGTTTACCCAACACGACGTAGGCAACGTCCACACCAACCCCCGCGACCTTCGCAAGGTAATCGGCATTGGGATAGCTGCTCCCTTTTTCATAGCCAAGTTGCGTGAGCTTTTTGACGCCCCCGAACGCAGCGAGGGCGTCTTGCGACAGCTTCAGCCGCTCGCGCTCACTGCGCAGCCGCTCGCCTATGATTGAAATATTCATACTTTTATTGACTGGTATGTTTTTTTGTACCAGAATGGATTCCTGTGTATTCACGTGCACACCAATCGTACTCAACCAGATAAAGAAAGCGAAAAAATGCAAAGCAAACGTGCTCCACACGGGGACGAAACAGCCAAGCCGATCGCAATTCGCCTCCTGCCACAGGAACTGAGCGCCTTCAAAGCGCTTGCCGAGAAGGAAGAACGGCCCCTGGCCAACATGGCCCGCCTGATCGTTGTCCGGGCGCTGAACCATCACCAGCGCACCGGCCAACTGCCCACCTGACCCCCACCCCCTGAACCATAAGAAAGCCCTCCATGTCCAAAGTCACCTTCTCCATCCAGTACGCCGGGCTCACGCTGCAGATCGCAAAAAACGATCGTGGCGAAGATGTCACCCCCTTGAAGCCGATTTCCGACCTGTTCGGATTGGAGTGGGAGCGTCAGCGCAAGCGGGTCACAGGCGGGAACTACTACCCCCGCTTTTTCGGTACCTGCACCGTACATATGTACGGTGCAGATGGGCAACGCCGGGAGCAAAACTGCATCCTGCTTTCGCGCGTCGCAGCCTTTCTCTCTGGTGTTAGCCCAGAGCGTGTTCAAGCTGCTGGCAACCTCGACGGAGCCGACTACCTGATTGCCAAACAGGAAGAGTGGGCCGACGCCCTGCACGACTACGAAGAACTGGGCGTAGCCATCAACCTCAACCATCACCGGGTGCAAGGCGCCAAGGTCAATGCCTTGATTCGGGCCGTGGCGTTGCGCGGAAAGACCGAAAACCAGACAGACCGGACGCTGATGGGGCACTTGGTTGCACGCTTGGCCAGTGACATCGGCCTGCCCTATCAGCCCGAACTGGTCGGCATGTAAAGGAGGGCCGCACCAATGAACCAAGTAGCCGTAGATGCCCTGAGAGCCAAAGCTGCTCGCCAGCGTGCCAAGACACTCAAGAAGAACTACCGCCTGCTGCGCGTGGCGGTAGCCGTTTGGCACGACGTGATTGCTGGATATGACGACAAGCAAGGCCGCGACGCCATCGCGCACATTGCCCGCCAAGTTGCCAGGGAAAACAACTTTCCGTTGCCGCCGGAGTTTGCTGCTTGACCGCCGCGCCCGCTCCACCGGAAACCTGATCACCTTGCCCATTGCGTCACCTCCAAAAACACCAATGCTGATCCAGACGCCCCGCACCCTCACGCAATTTGCATTGCGCGGGGTTGTGCGGTGCCCAACCTGCCTTCTCACAACCGCCGCTAGTGTCCTGAGTTAAAAATTCATTGAATTATTTTCCCTGATGGCAATCATTCGTGTAGGGTG